ATACTGGTAAACTTAATAAATTACCATTTAAATCATATGATTTATATAAAAATTCTTTCCCCTCTAAAGCAAGTGTTAAATTATTTCGAGCATATTGAACTTTACCTTCACTATTATACTGTATTCCAATAATTTTACCTTTAAATGGAATCTTAATAACAAAATCATCCATTGCTACTAAAGAACTAAATTTAGTTCCTTTTTCAAAATTTTGTTGAGCAGTAAGTCCTCGTGGAATTTTAACTATTTGTTCAATTAAACTCTGTTTTGCTTTAGAATTTATTGTATCAGTTGTAAGTATACTTAATATCTTATCTACTGCAATCTGACTTAATGATGACGTCTGTAATCTAACTGGTACAATATTACCATTTGCTGATGGCAAAGCTGCATATACTGTTCCCGATGTAAAATAATGTCCAGAACTTGATGGAGTTTCAGAATTACTATATACAACCATTCCTCTTCCACTAGTATCTAATTGTGCTACACCAAGAATAATATCATCTCCTAATACCGATATAGGTTGTTGAATTGATTTATTATCTTTTTTAAGATTAATTACATAGCCATTTGTTTTTCCGGCTATAGTTGCTGAAATATCATTATAGGCTTTTCCTTCAAATACTTCATTTATTTTATCTCTTAATACTTTTGTTTGTGTACTTCTATCTGAAGCAGATAATTTAGAAATAATAATATCAGGATCAGATGCCAGTCTAACTGTTACTACAACATTATCTTTTGTAAGAGGTCCAGCTGGTCTATAAAACGGATAATCAGGTTCTACTCTTAAAATAACCTTAGTTCCAACTCCTGTTAAAGGACTATTAGCTACATCAAATCTTATTAACTCTGATTCTTTTACAGAGTCTTTCTGTACCTTTAACATTTGTGGTTGTCCTTGGCGTATATAAGGAATTAAAGTTTCTGTTTCTATTACTCTATCTCCCTCCATTTTAACTTCACCTTTCATATTAATTGCAGCTTGATAAACATAAATATATTGATAAGAAAGATCACTTTCTGATTCTGCTGCTGTTATTTGCCATCCTTCCGCATCATTTATAGAAAACATATTAACAGGTTTTCCTCCAGCTTTAGAATATATTGGTAAAGGATTTCCATTCTTATCTCTAAGAGTTTGTGTTACAACAATACCCTTAATTTCTACTGCGCCAGACATAAATTGTGGAGTCCAAGCTCTAGGAAAACCTTTCTTTAATATATAGGGTTCTGTCGATGTAGGAGTATCATCTGTAATTATATCTCTCTGTTTTTCTTCGATAGTTTGGCCTGATTCCGTATCCGTAGTAGCATCGACAATTTGTAATTTCTCAGACTCTGCAGACACTTCTTGAGGAGATTTTTCGGTTGGTTTTCCTTCTTTTGCATTTTCTATTTGTTGAATTTCTTCTTCATTAACTTCTACAGCATCTTCTTGAATCTTTAATATAAGATCTTGAGATTTAATATCTTCCTCTGTTTGATTTACTCTTGGGGATTCGTTTCTCGTCTGAGTGGTTGCAGTGACTTGGGCTTCATGCCCTCTCTCAGCCTCTTCAATGCTTTCACTCGGTCCCATTTCGGGAGCGCTAAGAGCATCTTCTGTAACTCTGGAGGTAAGAGTCTTGTCATTTGATTTAGTTTCATTGTTATATATAGTTTTAAAGTTATTAATTCCTTTTTGGACAGATTGATTTAATTGAATATTAGCTTCTCGTAAAACAATTTCATTAATTTCACCTGTTAATTCATTACCATTTATATCATGTGCTATAAGTGCTGAAGTAAATAAATCTACTTGGCCATATCTCACAATATATTCTTTATTATTATGTTCTATAATAAGAAAATCAGTCCATCCAATCAATTCGTTAAATCGAGTTCTTTTTACAGCTTCTAATGTTTCTATTACATCAGCTAATTCATAAGTTACACTAGGACTAGTAAATGTAACTTTAGATCCATCCCATTTAGTAAGAGTAACTGAAACAACATTTGCTTCTTTATCATATTCAATAGCAGAAGATGGATCACTAGCTAAATTATTATAATATTGATTATCAATCTTAAAGGTTCTACCATCCTCAATAATCGTTATATCTAGATTACTTTCTCTTAATAACATCATATCCAGATAGCCTAATGTAGGTTTTGTTAATAGATTTCCTTTACTATCTAAATATTGCTTTCCTTCTATCTCTTCATTAACAATGTATTCTCTATTAGTACTTCCTTCCCGAAATATAAGTTCATTAGTTTCATTATCTCTATAAAGAGATCCTATTTTATCTCCCCATACTACGCCTACTGTCGGTGTAAAAGCATCAAATAATGCATCAATTTCTATATCAATACTATTTGAATCTCCATACAATCTTTTAGCTCCTTCAGCCTTAGTTTCTCTATAAAGTTGTTCTATTTCAGTACGTCTAGCTTTTTCTTTTCTACTAAGTTTAGGATTAAAAATTTCTTTTTTAAGTTTATCAACCTTCTTCTCTACCTCAGATTTAACTTCTTCAGAGGCTTCGGCCGTCTCTGCTCTTAATCTATCAATACTATCTTGTATTTCCTGATTTTTAATCTGTGCTCTAAATAGTTCTAAAAATTCTTTTCCTTCTTGTTGAATTATTTCATTATCAGGATATTGAGCTAAGAAATCTTGAATTTGTTTTTCAGTAAGATTAGGTCCATGTGTCACACGAAGAGTATTAAAGTCTTGTAATATTGCAGTAGTTAAAGCAGATGCAGCTATATCTTCATTTACTGGCGCCACTTTTCGTACATTAGTCCGTTCTCCTGGAGTTATTTTATCATCTTCTTCATTTAAAATCTCTTGTAGTTTAGTCCATGCCAAATCTCTATTCCATGTAAGATACTTTTTTGTAACTGCAAGATCATCTAAAATTCCAAGATTTACTTTCTCTAAATATGCTTGTTCTTCATCATAAGTTTTTTGATCATAATCTTCTTGAGAACTTTGCTTTAAAGCTACATTCTCAGCTTCTGCTTCTTTTATTCCTTTTTTAAGTATCTCAATATTATTATCTATATGTGTAATTTGCTCTTCAGCTTGTTCTTTTTCTTCTTTAGTATTTCGGTTATCTTCAACTTCATTAGCAAGTGTTATTTTAGCTTGTTGAGATTGTTGTAATATATTATTAAGACTATTAAGTTGTACTTGAGAATCACGACGTGCTTTTGTATTAGGTCCAATATTAAGTTGATCTTCACTATAAACATTATCTCCAGTATTCTCTTCCATTTGAGAATCAACTTTCTTTATTAACCCATCATATACTTGGATAAACATATCTAATCGTGCTAGATTATTTGCCATACCCCAACCCCATTTTCGTGAAGTCATTTTATTAGCATATTTTTTTACAGTTTTTTCTGTACGTGTAACTATATCTACTAATTCCTCTTTATTAGCTGCTATCTCTTCTTTTGCCACACCATTCTTAACTAATAATTCTTCATAAGCAGGATCGTTAATCATTTCAAGTAATAAATCAACATTACCAGCTCCAGCTGCATTTAATGCTAACTCTAAACCCATGAGTTGTTGTTGCTCAGTAGCACCATTTATATCTCCTCGATTTATAGCCTCTTGTTGTTTTTGTAATGATTGAACTATGAATTCTACTCTTCCACCAATTTCTTTTAATCTAGACTCATCCATAGATCGTTGTGCTTTTCTATTAGAATAATTGGAAATACCTGTAAAAATTCCTCCTCCCATAAAACCCATCACTGTAGCAGTCCATAATTCACCATCAGCATAATATCGATCTACTCTATCCCAAAATGGTCGATTTGAAAATTCATCATTATCACTACCTGTATTACCTGCTAAAATATCTCCACGTCTAATACCTTCTTGCATGGATATAAAATTTACTTGCTCTTCTATACCTTCACTATAAGACCATAAGGCCCATGGTACTACAGGTTTTACAAATGCTCCTGCTTTTCCAAAACGAGTTTTAGGAACTTTAGGATTTTTTAATAGAGCATTCTGAGCCTTTTTAACTTTTCGAGTATGACCACCGAACATTGTTCCTGGTCGTGTACCTTGTAATGCTCCGCCTCTTAAGAATAACATAGATTGTAAAATATCAAAAGCTAGATTAGCATAATTCCAATTATAACTAAAGCTAGCTGCTTTTCCCGCTAAATAACGAGCAGATGTTTCAGTTAAACCTTTAGTATTATTAGATGTTAAATCAATTCCTAATTCAGTTGCCATTTGTTTTCCAGCAGCACTAGATAAATATTCTTCTAAATTATTTTGATCTTTAAGAAATTCTAAATTTTTAGCATATGATGCATTTGCAGTCTCTTCCGCTTCTCTGTAATTTTCCATATGTCTCATAGACGTACCCATAATTACAGAATTTGTAAGCCATTTTCCTGTTTTACTCAAAGTTAGTACACCTTCAGCTTTTGCTCCTAACTTCGCTATCTTAGCAGATTTTGCTCCTTTTGCAGCACCCGCTACAAATTTCGCTCCTCTGGCTGCATAACCTACTCCTCTAACTATTCCATATCCTGGAAGAAGTAATGATAATGTGGACCCAAGGTTAACTAAATTATTATACCACCATGCTGAATCTCCTGGATCCCATGAAGCAGAATTTGCTTTATATATTGGTGTAACATCTTTAGTCCAATCTCGTATAGCATTTCCAATATCGGTCCATCCATTAGTAAAATCTGATTGCAAGTTACCATCCACTATATCTACCATAGCTCCTACCGCTTTGAGCACCCCTCCTCCAACTTCTCCTATAACTAATTGATTTAACATACCAAAAAATTTAGAAGTTCCAGATTGATTAGCTGCTCTTGTAGCATCAACTTTATCGGGTCTTCTTACATCCCAATCTACATCATCCATACCATAATAATTGGTATGATGAACTTCAGGAACAACATCAGTAACTCCATGTACTCCAGGATTAATAAGATATCTAGATATATCTAATGTAGTTTTAATATCAGCTGGATATTCTATTTTCAGATCAGAAGGTTGGTCTTCGTCATTTGGTAAGCTCGTTATAGGATTTAACTCCTTACCATATAAATCTCTTGTTAAGTCAAGAGTAGTTTTTAGTTTTGTACCATTACTCATTTTAAACTAATTTTAGTTTATTTTTATTTTGCCCATGACGGATATTCCGCTGGTTTTTTCTCTTTAAATTCTCCAAAAGACCAATGCCACCATTCTTGTGGAAATTGGGTTAGAGATGCTTTACTACCTTCATCGTCTGTATATAATTTTTTAGTACTATTTAATCGTTCAAATAAAGTATTTAAAGATTGTTTTGCAAAATTAGGGAATACATTTTTACCACCTAATTTTAATTCACTTATTTTAAATCCACGAACTTGTTCTGTATTGCCGTTACGTATTACTGAAATCATATGTGGTTTTACGCCTCCTAAACTTACTACCTCTTCAGGAGCTCTAAGTACCCAATCATATAGATTTCCGTCAGATGCTACATCAATAGCTTGTCCCATTACATGGAATCCACCAACTGCTGGATTAGCTACTGGATCACCTGTTTTACCACCTTCTACCCAATCAGTATACATTTGATTCTGTTGTTGATAAGTTCGGGCTCCACTTACTAATGGTAATGTAAAATATCCATTATCTGTACCATGAATTGGATCTACTGTAAAGTTACCAAACTGAAACTGTGTTGTTGATCCATCCGCTAATTCGACGGCAGTTGAATTAAGTGTAGGATTATTAGTAAAAAGAGTTTCAAGTTGCTTATCAATAAGAGTATTCATATTAATAGTATAATCTTCATTAGTCTCTACAATTATATCAACTAATGGTTTTTGTAATCCTACATAACTAAGATTTTTTGCATGTGATTTACTATGCTGATCAAGATCTTGTTGTGTATATCTATCATCAGGTAATATCATCTGTCCTTCATGTAGTTGAGTAAGATAAGGATTTCCTTGTATATCTACTGCTCTAGCTTCAGAAGTCTCATTAAGTGCTCGTCCTTCTATCGCAATAGGATAATTATTAGATGCATTATCATTTATCTGATTTTGCCAGAATGATTTAGATGCAGATTGTGTTGGATCATTTAATGCAATTAATTGTGCAATTTCTGTTGGATCTGAATCAACATTAAATTGTTCATCTCCTGTTGTATAAATATAATCACCTGTTGCAAGATCAATAGCTTTTACAAGGCCTGCTCTAGGTTGGAATACATATTGTTCATTCCTAATCGGTACTCCATCTGGAGTTTCACCAAAGTAATAAAATCCTAATGGACTACCTTCGCCATCCTCATAAGAACTCATTGAAATATTTCCTGGAATACTAATAGCTCTCTGAATATCTAATTGTGCATTAAACATATCATGGAACAACATTCTTTCAGGTGCAGTTCTTGGTCTAGTTATTACACTTACACTACCATCTTCGGGATCTACTGCTTCGAATTCTCCTTGTCTACTCCAAGTTTGTTTAACTTCTTTTGGAGCATCAAAGAATAATGTTATCGTAGCATTCTTCTCTTCTTTACCTTTAACTGGCAAAGAAATAATCCCTTCATAATTAGATGTTGCTGGATTTGGTACCGCTGTCCATAAAGCTTTTTTAACGTAATCATCAAGATTTTCTACTACGTCTCTACTTATAACATTAGACTTAAGTAACTGCCCTAAAGTTACACTACTTGGTAGACCTAATTCATTTTGACCATTTGATGTTGTATTATATTCAAAATCCTCTTCGCCTACAGTAGTAATAATATTACTAAATATACTTGCATCCATTACCTTACTTGTCGTAGTATTATATGTTGGTAAACTTTGACTTCTACCACCAAAATATCCACCATCTAAACCACCTTCAAAATTTTCTTGCATATTATTCATTGTGATATATAACGGACTAGTCTTCCGAGTATAAGGCATCATTCCCATTTTTAGTATTCTACCCATAAATCCTTTTTTTGCATCCCAAGGATTAAATTTAATCATATCTGCAGCAGCATTTTCTAAACTTAAAGGTGTTCCATCTTCCCCAAATTGAATTTTATCCCATCCATTATATTTTAGTCTCTCATCACCCTGCTTAATTGTTATCAGTCCTCCTCCTTCAGGATCTACATATTGATAATCACCATTCGGTAATTTTCTCGCATTAAGTTGAAGTGCAGCATTTTGCGCTAAATTAGTTATTGCTAATGAAGCACTCTTATACTGATACTCAGCATTATTTATTTTTTGATCCCATTCTTCCTGATACTCAGCATCCATTGTTCCACCTGCTTTCATAGCTTCGTAATCTGCTACTGTTTGATCATAAGCATCTTTATTTGCATTTACAACTTTAATATATTCAGGTATTGGATCACCGCTCTCAGCAATAGCTTCTTTACCATCTAATCTTATAGGTCTTCCGGCTGTAACAAGAGGAGTATCTCCTTCTACATTTGGTATCCAATCTGCTCTTGGAATTCCGAACTGATTTTTCTTACTTCCACTAGCATCATATGTATCTGATGTCATAAGATCAGACATTAGATATTTTTCTCCCATTATACCAACATAAGAAGTTTTAGCAAAATCTTTAGCTGAATCCGATGGGCTCCCATCTTCCTTTGTAAGTCCTTCCAAAGCTTTCGTTTTTCCTTCAGAATCTTCAAGTCCATAGATATTATCTATCGCAGATGTTGCAGCGTCAAATACCCAATCATCACTTGTATTATCTATAATATAATTAAGTTCTTTCTTAAAGTCATCAGAATAATAATCTTTATCATTATGAGCAGCTCTATAAATTTTAGATAGAGTAATTTGTTTCTGTTCTTGAGACCATTTTCTTCCAGTCTTTTCATTTTCTGTAGTAATAGCCAAAATATCTGGCTTAAGTTTATCAAAGGTCAATGTATTTGCTTCTTTGAGTTGTTCTGCTCCTTTATGAAGGCCTGTATATTCATAAGTTTTAAGAACTTTTCTACCATCACCAAGTATTTGATAACCTGTCGAAGTATTATCATCACTAAATGTCCAAGTCTTTGAATCTTTATCATAACCAGGTTGATAGAAATAATTCCACGCACCTTCTCCTCCCATAACAGGACTAAACTGAGAACTATATTCTCCCTTTTCTTCCGCTTTTTGTTTAGCTTTTAAAAGTTTCTCTTCATAAGCTTTAGTACTTCTCTTAATAGCACCTAAATCACCATCTTGAAACTCTTGAGCTATTCTTGTTTGTATTTTAGTAAGTTCAGGAACCATATCAGCATAACGACCATTATGCTTATCAACTAAATCACTTAATTCAGTATCTAAATCTGTTCTAATCTGTGTTAAAACTTTTGAATGTAAAGGAGTAGATGCTCTTACTTTTAAAATTTTATCATCTAAACTCTTTGCTAATGTTTCAGCATCGTCATGTTCTTTTTGTTTAGCTGCATAAGCCATAGACATTTCCTTAAAAGGAAGAGGAACATAAGTATCTAACAATGGCTGATTAGCCGGTTTCATATATCTATTTATAGCCATTAGTCTTCAAAATATTTTATAAAGATTTCTTTTAATTCAGGATTCTCCTTTAATATTTTTTCTATATCTATAGTTCCATCTGAAGCCATATACATTTCAGCATCCGGATAAATTTGTCCAAGCAATCCTTTTAATTGTTCGTCTCTAGCTGCACTAGCTTTCATTTTTTGTTGAAGTTGGCTATATCCAGATATACCTTCCCATCCTTTAGCAGTAAACGCTTGTCTAGCAGCTTCATTCTGAGCAGTAACATCTGCGGCTCTAACACCTTCTGTTCTATCTCTTTCTCCTAAATTAAATAAAGATTCAGCTGCAATTTTACTTCCCGTCATATCTAATTTATGTTTTGATAAATAAGCAGCTGCATCTGCTTCAGTTTTAATATTCTGTCCTCTTAATAATGTATCCATATATCTTCCACTACTTCCATCTCCATGTTGTCGAGCCATATATTTTAACATATTAAATGATTCTTCATTCTCATCTAATACATCAGCTATTCTATTATCTTTTAATAAAGCAAGTTCTTTTAATATCTCACTATCATATCTATTACTTACAAACTGTTCTACATCAGCTTTTTTATTTCCTTGAGCAAAATTATAAAGAGTTGGTGCTAAATTCAGAAGATTTGTTCCAAAGTCTTGAATTGATGCTTTATTCTTTTTCTGTTGTTGATTTTGAGCTATAAGTTGTTCAGCTTTCTGTGCATCTGTTAATGGAACTTCTCTATTATCTATTTCTAATTGGGCAGCTTCTGCATTAGATTTTTGCATTTTCTCTTGTTCAACTATTCTATTAGCCCTTTCTTTAGTCATATTATCTTGAGACATTAATGAATTATATCTACTTTTCCAATATTTCCTATCCGTGAATCCAACATCTGATCCATAATTTTCATCCCATCCACTAGGAAGACCTTGATTATAACTTCTATATTTTGCTAGATTTTGTTCAAAATTAGGATCATCCTTAGTAGGTCTAGTAGTAGGAATTCCTTTATCCTTTAAATAACTAAGTCTATCTGCTCCAAATTGTTCTGTTAAAATATTATAATAATCTTTAGGTTCATACAATTCATCACCCGACTCATACCCTTCTTCTGGAGCATTTAAAGTTAAAAAGTCTAAAAATTTTCCTCTATTTGGCATATAATCTTTTCCTAATTCCAATCCTGCTTCTTGATATAAATCATTAAAGTCCGTAGTAATAGAAGCCTCATCTCTCATCCATTGACTAAAATCATATGGTTCAAATTCACCATTTTGTTTTTGAGGTAATCCATATTTAGCTCCAACTAATTGTTGAGATGTTTCTGATAAAGCACTCATATCTATATCCCCCATAGGATTTGCTGGCATTGCTGCTTGTTGTTCCATACCACCTCCTTGTCCACCAGCTTGTTGTTGTAATTGCTGTTCTGCCATAAATTGTTCTGTTAAATCAGGAAAACTTTCAGTTAACTCTTCTACACCAGCTCCAGAATTAACCATCTCCATAAACTTTTTTTCTCTTGCTGATTCTTGTTCCTCTCTTAAATCTGCTAATTTTTTAGTCCAAGCTTGAAGCATTGCTTCTGCAGTAGATTTTGTTATTTGATCTCCTGTCTCTGCAGCCTTTTCATATTTAGACATATTTTTAGCAATCTTTTCAGCTGCTTTAGCAAAATTCATTTTCCATGAATCTGATTTTAATGTTTTAGAGAATACATATTGTTCTCCATCTCCCGACACGTCTTCTCCACCTGTTTCATGACTGCTTCCTTGTAATTTAGATAACATATCATTATCTTCAATACCCTCTAAATTTCCCGTAGTAGCAGGTGGCATTCCAGGCTCATGCATAATAACTTCTCCTCCTTCTGCTTCATAATCTCCATTAGTATTTCCTCCTTGAGCAAAGCCAGATTGATTCATTCCTGTAGCTTCAAATAATGCATTTTGAGAATATGGGTTAAAGTTATCTCCTTGATATATAGAATTTTGTTGGTTTAGTCGAGGATTAATTCCAGCTGCTGCGCCAACTGCCGGTCCAAGCATATTAGCTCCTCCAAATGCTCTAAGATTTCTAAGATCCATACCAGATTCAAATTCCTGTCTTCCTTTCTGTATTTTATCTTCTCCAAATGTTCCGCCGTAAGCTGCTAAACTAGGATATGCTTTATATACTTTTGATTTTATAGCATTAGGATTACTAGAATGATGTGCTAATTTTAAAGCAGATCTTGCTCTATCTATATTATTAATAGGATATGTGCCGTGAGGTCCTGCAAATTTTTTAACACCGGGATATTTACCTGCATTACCCATTCCTGGTTGTTTTCTTATTTTAGACAAACCTGTTTCAGCTTTTGGTAACCGATTTGGATGTCCTCCATAACGAGTGCTTACATCTTCTCCTTCAGGAATAGTACTATCAGGATCTGGTGTTCCACTTCCTTTGCCTTTAAATAAACCTTTAAGTTGAGAAAGTTGATCACTTCCTGTATCTCCTTTTATATAATTACCAACATTTTGTGCAACTTCTGGCATTAAGTCTGCCCATATATCAGGTTTATATCCTTGATAACCTGCCATTGCTCCTAATGCTTCCTTTCTAGTTGAAAGATCTAAAGTCCCTTTATTAACATCCTCTCTGTTTAATATACCTAAAGTACTTTGAGATGCAAAAGCATCTTTTGTATTATCAAAATTTTGTTGTACATCTCCTTTAAATCCAATAACATCAGCAACTAAATCTAATGCATTTCCTACAACAGGAATCATTTGTAATGCATTTGTATCACCTAAAGTTCCTATATCTTGCGACATATTTGGATTTCTATCAGCTATTCCACTATAATCTCTTGTATAATCAGTAGGAGAACTAGTATATCCTCTATGACCAAATTGTGCTTTAGGACGTCCTCCATTTCTATATTGATCTAACATTTTAAAACTAGTTTCTATATCTCTACCAGATTTATCTACATTTCCATATGAATCTATTTCATCACTAAATAATGGCAATTCATCCATTTCAACATCAGTTAAGAATAAGTCTTTCAATGCATCAATATTTCTAGATGATTTCATAACATCTTGTCTAGTTGCATTTTTAGCAAACCATGCTTTAAATGTAGGATCATCAGGAGCCCAATTAGGATCCCCACCATTTGCATAAACATAATCACCACTTCCTTTTCTTCTTTCTGGATTACTTCTTCCTCTTTGTTCACCTGGTACATATTGAGAATTCCAGGGACTAATTGGTATTCCAGTTAATTCATGAAGCATCGGATTATCTGATCCCATTGTAAACTGCGGACTTCTACCTCCAGTCCAATCTCCACCAAGATTCATTTTACGAGGCGTTCCTCCAAATTTCATCCAATATGAATTACTATTTTTCTTTTTCTTTTTTGATGCCATTAGCGTTATGTCTTATAAAACTTACAAAATTATACAAAATTTCTTAGATAGCCAAATTATCTGAACGAAGGTCTAAAAAATGTTTTAAAATAATGTAAGATAAATTTAATATTCAGTGGTTCATTTGTTGTTGTATCATAGTTATTATAAATTAAATCTATAAATAAATATTTATCTCTCATTCTATCTTTAAATTGTCTAGCTGGATTATAATTAAATACATTAAAGATATCTGCATCTACTATATTTTCATCCATAATATTTCTAGGAACAATCATTTGCCATTCTCTTTCTTTTTTTCTAATATTAGTTCCAGGAACTAATGTTATATAATCACTCATTTGATAGTCAGTATAAAATCTAATTGTGTCAAATGTATTACCTGATATATCTATATTTGATACATTTGGTCCGCCTTGTAATCCTACATCCCCATAGAAATCAGTTTGTCTTTCTGGTAACCATATACTTTCCATATGGTATGATATATTATCAAATATTTTAGTTAATGTAGAATCCATATTTGAAATTAAAGTTACTGAACTTTGATAAATTAAATCATAAAATTCTCCATATTTTCCTACTCCATGTATGTAAAGTTTATTTCCTTTAAAATCTCTTGTTCCTGTTAAACATGGAGATTGTGTATTAGGAGTAATAAAATAACTTCCACTATTTATATAAATAGATGGATTAAAATCATAAAATGAAGTAAATCCTTTTGTTATTTCATTATATGCAACTGTAAAAGATCCTTCTCCAAGTCCACATTCTACAGTAACAATCTGCATATTACTTTGATTAATATCAGAATATACATATTGATGTTTTGAAGTATTTAAAGGCCAAAGTCCAGGAATAGTATTCCATTGTTCAGGTATCCAAATTAAAAAATCTCCCCACACAAAATTTAAAGGATTTGGATTAGGAATAGGAAATGCTGGACATCCTATCTTTGCCACTATTACTCCTGCAAAAGGTCCTATCCCATTTATCATAATATCACTAAGAATTCTCCAATTAGTAGTATTCGACGGAGATGATATATAATCCGCACAATCTCCTAAAAAACAATCATTACACTCTGGATCTACAGCACGTAAAACTAAACTTAACATTCTATTTGGAGCTACTCCAGTTTCCGTACTGTCTAATATACCATTGTCATAAGATTTAGAATAACTTTTATCATGAAAAGTATATAAAATTTCATTATTTACACTATCATATGTACAATTAACACCTTCCTTAAGAATTGGATTATCTTTTGTTAAAATAGATCCTGTAAGATTTTCTTCAAAATAAGAATGTAATCCTGTTAAATCAGAAATAGGGGTTGTCCCTTCACCGCTATAACTAAACATTTTACGTTGATGTATATCAAAGAAATATAATGCACTATCAGAATGTGTTACAGCCCATTGTTGTTTAGCTCCAAAAATAGTAGAAATGTATTTATAAGTTTGAATAAATGCTCCTGCTCCACTGGTTATAGTTCCTAACTGTAATGCAGTTCCATCAGTAGATTGTACTACTGCTGTTGGATTAACTGATAATGCTCCAAATCCAGTATCTTGAAGCCAATACATTGTATCATGTAATCTAATTAATTTATTTATAGGACCATATACTCCTTCTACATCTTTATAATTATTCATTAAAAATATAGCCCATGAATCGGTTGCTTCTCCATTTATCTTAGTTTCAGAATAATAAATTCTTGTATCAAACTCTTCTCCCAAAGACACATTAAATGGAATTGGAAAATAAGTTCGTACATTATTCTGTGCATTATAAGCAGAATTTAATGTATATTCATCATGTAATTGAGTTCCATTATTAGGAAAAATGCCAGCTCCATCCTCTTTTTCAGAAAAATGATATCCATGTCTCCACAAACTATTAGTCATATGAATTTCTAATGGAACCATACAATTTCGTTGCTGTCCCCAATCTGCATCACTCGACATCCCAAACTGTCCACTAGCAGTTACACCTTGAGCTGCTAAAGAATCAAAGTTCTCAAAACCAGTTTGTCCCCAATTTTTATCATATTGAGTATAATCATGTATTTGACATTGAACATCTCCTCCATATACATCAAAAATCATTGGAGCTACTAGATTTGTTGTTGGTAATATTGGATAGTAATTACCTGTAGACATATACGTAGAATTAGCTCTAACTGAATATGTAACTCCTCCATAAGGAGTATTGTATTTTTCATAGCTAAATGTTGCTCTACATGGAACACACATAATATCCAATGGTGCTGGCAGACTAGCACCCATTAACCAATTAGCTCCTACCCAAGGTTGTGCTACTACAGAATCATCTAATTTAGCAAAAAAGACTTCACTACCAATAGAGCGGGGTCTAATAATACACCAAGTATCCGATGCAGTCATATACTGAGTCATAGTTCCACATCCATTAAAATCAAAAATTGGATCCGTTATAGCAATGTGTGTTCCTTCATCACATGGATTTGTAACATTCATAAAACTAAACTCTAAACTATTATCTTCACTCTGATCAATAAATCCACCATCACCTACCCATCGACCCCATTCAATAGTAAGTTTGTTATTTGCTGGATTTTGTGCAAATACATTAGATGGTATTCCATTAGTATAATTATAATTAAGAGCTGATGGAGCAGATCCTGGTATACCTCCCACTTGATTCATACCCATATAATATTTATACCAATGATTAGAATAGAGTCTCCAATTACCACATGCCCACCATTCATTATTTAAACCCATACTTGTATTCCAATGAGGCCAATAAATTTGACTTATTTTGATATAATCTCCATCTCTCATAAGATTATCAACATCTAATCCTTTGTTCAAATTATTTGTATTAGTTGGATCACTATTTATCCAACCTAATGGTCCATATAATAATAGTTCTTTCTTTCTAGTTTTACAAAGGTTATAACCCATTCCCTGATTTAATCCGTCCCAAGGAGCTGAACCACAGTTTGAATCATCAACCCCATCACAGGTAGCTAATGCTCCTCCTATTCCACAAGTATTAGACCAAAATCCTACAGACGGAATTAAAACACTACTATCATTTTCTACTCCCCATAAATTTGGCCATGCTGTAACTTGGTTATCCCATTCACTTTCAACCATTTGCATTCTGTCTAAAGTATGAACTAAAGCAGTTCCAAATTTCGATTTATCTCTTTCTGTTCGTTCACATCTAACAATAGAGAATCCAGTAATTTCCAATGCATTCAGATCTATTCCAGATGTTGCAGGATCCAAATTAACAGTAAATTCTAATCCAATGTTATTTAACCATACTGTTCCATATTGTTGATAAGTACTACCCCACATAGCAAAAGAAGGACCACCAAGTTGATTTGGAACCCATGTACTAACTGCAAAATCTCCTAATGGATTTCCGGCTCCTGAACTATAATTAAAAGGTATTTTAATATCACCAATCCAATTAACAAAACTTGCCTGTCCTTTATTATTATAAAATAGAATACCAAATCTATAAGTTTCTCCTCTTGCATAACCTCCATAGATACTCCATTTAAAAGGAGATTTATAACTATTATATGTACCATTCATATTATAAACCTGATTAGGAATAGATAAATTACGACTACCTGTTAGAAAAGTACCCGGATTAACAAAACATGATCTTGTTGGAGTAGGATTATAACCAGTACAATTATTCGTAGCAAAGAAAGTTGATCCTGCAGTAGGATCTATAGCACTATCTACTACATCTCCTTCATCTTGATCTACTATAAATCTATAACTTACATTATGGCCAGTTCCTCCAAGTGTTACTCCATCTGCTTGAAATTGATATTGATCATTAGTAAACCAGTTAGCATTAGTAGCAGGATTTTCATCATTAAAAGGATTTATAGCATCATGTTCTTTAGGAACTAAATCAATAGCTGTTTGTCCTGGGCCCGGAACATAAGGAGCCGCTCCATTAATAAAAACAGGAAGATCATTTAATGAATCAAGTTCACTTACTTGAGTATTATCAAATCTATAAGATCGTGCATCATATTCAACATGAAATGTTGTATTTACAATATTTCCAAAAAATAATTTATTATCTTTAGAATCTAAAGTTTTAACCTTTTCAAAAGTTGCACCTATACCTGTTGTAAATTCTAATGAACTAATTGGAATTTGATCTTCCGATCCAGTATGCTCAACTATAACATTTGGTAATCCATTAGCTAATTCTGCAAAAGAATATATTTGAACATTTCCAGGTATATTATCTATATGATATATCGCTGCTAATTCTATTAACTCAAATGATATATCCAAACCATTTAATTGCCATCTAATTTTTTTACTAGTTGTACCACCAGTTTGTGTAGTAGTATCATAAGGCGTTCCTTGAATTCTACAAAATGGATTTGTATCTCTATTATCATATATAGGAACTAAATTAGAAAGAGGAGACCAATCTGTAACTAATCCTTCATAACTTTTATATCGATATGCTAATTGATATACTCCTGCATTTAATTGTCCTCCTGGAAGAATAGAATCTAATATAGGAATTTGAAAACCGGTTTTTGGTGCTAAATCTAAAAACTCACAAGGAGTTGCCATTGCGTCTGGATTAGCTACATTTAATTTTCTGGGAGGATTAAAAAAGTCAGTCCAATATATACCTTGAATATCTATCTTTTCATATCGTCCTAAAGCTTCTATAGGATGTTGTTTTGTAAAATTCATACAACTTTCTCTAGAATAAATACATTCAATATAAGGTTCCCATCCTAATACAGTTTGAACTGCCGGATCGATATCTAATTTCCAAATTTGTCCTGGTCCTCCATCGGCATCCGGAGTTCCACCATCATAATCAGTTGTAAATAGATATATACTATCTCGTAAATCTGCATATCCAATTACAGTTAAAGCACAATGAGGAAATGCTAATGAAGACGTAATTGTAAATCCTCCAGTCATTATAATAGATGTAACTTGATTCACAGCATAATCACGAGGAAGAAGTCCTGAATTTATTCCTGTTCTAGGTTTTCCCCAAAATACTATTCTTTTTGAAGAAGAATCATATCTCCAAAAGAATCCTGGAATTCCATCAGGTAAGTGACTTGGTCCAGCAACACTAGCAACTCCATTCAATGTCCATAAGTTTGCTGGAGTATCTAATGCTGCAAATAAAGATTGAACTGGATTACCCCCTACTCCTGTTAAAGTTATCTGCCATACTTCTAATGCAGTAGGATTTTGAACGGTTATTGTAACCGTAGAACTCCAAGCAATCCCTGATAAAATTGCAGCAGTATCTAATACTAATTCGTATACACCAGGACTACAAGGGATATCAACTAAAAAATCATTACCTTGAAGGTTTACCATAGCAGCTCCTTCTTTTCCTGCATTGGCAACGATCCTAACATTCTTAGCATCATAATACTGATCACTCGGAAGGATATATTTAGACATATCCTTATTCATACCCTTATAAAAAGTATTTACACTAATAGGTATTTTATTTTCCTTATCTGCCATTAGCTTACCATTCTTCTTTCCGAATTACCTAAGTCTGTATAAAAGGTTCTATGAGCTGTTTGTGATGGTTTTAGTTTTAGCCATTGTAATCTTATATTATCCATCATATCTAGGTTTGGCATATTAGCAGATCCTCTAGCTTGTTTAACATACCACTCCCAATCTCTTTGGCTGTCTCTATACATAGCTTCAGGAACAGATCCAGTTCTCCATCCTATTCTATCAATCATCATTGATATATATGATTTTATAGCTTTTTTATAACTAATATTATCAGGTATCATTGGAAACCCTTCATCATCGACTTTGATTCCTCGGAAAGCAAATAGTAAGCATCCACTGTCAAATGAAGTTATAATAAAATTGTCATTTGTGTAATAACATTCTCCTCCTGCATTTTGGCTAGCACCTTCCATTGGAAAGTTAGCTGTATCTACTAATTTCCCATCAATATAATTACTTGCAGTTACTGATGGTGTAGTTGATATAGCTCCAAAGGTTCCAGTACATTGTTTTAAAGAACTGCCATTATAAGATATAGAATCTAAAATATGAAGATTACAAGGTAATGGAGCTCTATGCTCTTTTACACATACTTCAGCAACTAATTCTTCATATGCAAGTCCTGCACCAATTAGCTCTAATGCTTCTCCTCCCCATTCTATAACATCCCAAATATCAAGTTCTTCATGAATTGCAGTATCTCTATAGACTCCCTCTATAATTTCTCTTATGGATGTAAATTTATATATCATTCAAAATAATCAACTTTTTTATTTTTTAATAATGCTGCTAATCTTCTTTTATTCGTTCTTGTAGCTTGAAAACTATATATTGTTTTATTCTTTACTATAGCTTTTTTCTTTGACCAAAACCATCTGTAATTAAAACCATCAGTATGATCATTCAAATGATATATAATCTTTTTATATTTATTTGTTTCTTGCCAATCTATCTTTAATTTATTCTTACTTATAGAATAATTCATTTCTTTTTTTAAAATTCTAAGAGTTCCTAATCTATATGGTAATTTAAATTCTTTAGCATTTAAAAGTATATCATCAATAATCATCTTATTAAATTCTTCGCAAATACTTCTATATTTCTTATATCCAACTTTATAAAAATCATCATATTCCTTATAAGACTGTCTAAGCGTACAACTACTGACTTTGTTGTTGCTGAGAAGGTCCTGACACTGAGAGTTCTCCATCTTCTTTGGAGTTGTTTGTTTCATCTGTTGGTGCATTTATTATAATATTTATTCTCTTTTGTAATATAATACTTGTTACTTGTTCTGCCATAGATAAAGAAATAGGAAAAGGAAAATCCCAATCATATTCACATGCGGACAGTATAGGATTAGTTGATGAAGTACAGTTATTTATTTTCCAAACCTCTGTAGGATCTTCAAATACTCCTGTAACTTTCACGGCCTCTATTAAGAGATCACAACTTACATATAAGTAGTTGTTTTTGATATACCATCGGCCTTGTAAACTCGTATATTTATTATACTTATTCCATTTACGTCTAGTATCAGTAGTCTCAGAAAAAGCTCGCGCTCCATCTAAAGACTCTACAGCTAATATACTATCTCTACTGTTCCTCTGAATAGTAACTGGGATAGGATTAATAGACTTTAGTACATGAATTCCTAAATCTAAATCTTCACAGCATTCTGATGCATCTACAGGTTTCATCCATACACAATTAAGATATTCCGTACATACGGCCGGTACTCGAACCTTTCGACTCATCAGTTGAGTTAATAACATAGATCTCTCTTGTAATACCCAATATAAGATTTGTCTCATACTAATATCTGCATCGTCAGCGCTTTCACCTCCGTATGCTATATTTAAAATATCATATACTAATTTGTTTACTGTAGTTGCCATTATTTAAATATTTACTTGTAAATATCCCTCACATCCCTTTTCTTTATTCCATATGTATGCTTGAGCACATCTTGATGCAGAGTATCCCATAAATTTGTGCCAAGAATCGTTAGCGCATATTGAAGGAATAAACCTAACTTTAATTCCTCTATACTCGTTAACCATTTCTTTATGTAAATGTCCACAATGAACCTCTCTAAATGTGGTTCTTGAAAACATCATCGGCTCCTCTGTTGCCATTATAAGTGGCATATTCGCAGCCTTCTCTTTATCTCCATGAGTAAACATAATCATGTTTGTTCCATACTCATAATATTTTCTACTTTCTTGAGTATTATCAACATTTACATTTTTATCATTTGTAAACCAAGCTGATAAAACTTCACCTGCATAAAACATTCTTTCATAATCATGGTTCCCCTGAACAACAACTACATCTACTGGAGCATGGTGACTTAGATAATTAATTGCTCTTATCACAAGTTTTGTATACCCAACAAATGATGCTTGCCATCCTAAGATATCATTCTGAGGAGTTCCTTTAGTAGTGGCTTTACTCATTCCTTCGGAATTCATTCCATCATTACCAATAGGTAAAAGAAACCTTTCAATATTTAATCCTTCTGCTCTTTCATGGAGTTCACAAATTGAATCCATGAAATTTTGTTCTAACTGCTCATTGGTTTCTTCTACAGCCCTCTTACCGTAATGAATATCTGGTAAAGATATTTCATATACGATCTGATTCTTACTCTCTACCTTAAAAGATCTTTTTTCAATCTTTGGAGATATAGATTTTAAACTTTCAAAGAACTCATCTTTTACTTCTCTTATTGCTTCTCCTCCTTCTTTCGTTACTATAGAGTAACGAGTTTCTCCCTTCATTGTTTGCCAGATCTTAACAGACTTTACATCTGTTCTATCTAAGCCCTGCTCTTTTAATAAAGAATTATAATCTGATTCATTAATATTAATATTATCATTTTCTAATTCTCCTTCCTCATATTCCCATCGAAAACCTCCTGCTGTTTGTCGATATCCTTTTAATACTTTATTGATACTTCCGTGATCAATATCTGTTTTTCTTGACGCTTCAGCTGAATTCTGGTAACGTCCAACCAGTTGGCCCTCATGGGTTATCTGTAATATCATAATTTAAATTTATACATTATTCCTATATTATGTGTCTTATCTAAAACTCCATATCTATAAGAATATGAATTTCCTTTTTTATTTGTAAGACCTATCACAGGAGAAAAATTAAATTGATCTTCATTTCCTCCTACCTCTACTCCTACATTTAAACTAAAATTAGATATTGATCTAACAGTAGTTTGATTAGTATTAATAATTACTGTATCTACTTGAAATATATACTGCGGAAACTTCGGAGTATAATTTACTTTTTGATCTAGTAACTTTCCTGTTAACTGAGTCCATACTGAACCAGTTAATAAACTATCTGTAAAATCATTAGTATATTCATTTACACTGTCATTTATTATAACTGGTTTCTTTATCTTAATAAAAATCCTATGAAGAACAGTATCAATAAATTTAATCGTATCTACAAATGTAGTACGAGTTGTATCTATTTCTACTGTTGTAACTTCATTAGTTTTATTACCTTTAGTATTAGAACAGTTCTGTAAAAATAAAATATACAAGAACATCCCCAGAATAACCAATATTTTGGGCTCAACCTTCACTAGTCCCAAAATAATAATTTAGTTAGCACTCCTGCAAGTGCTAGCCAAATTGACCATAGAACTTTAGATGTAGATTTGCGAAAAGCTGTATTTTTATTTACTCGAGCTGTTACTCCAACATCAGGATCTAGAAGTTTAGTTTTAATAAATCTTACATCTTCTTTAATATCCATTACATCTCTATGGAGGTGCTCATTTGAAATACGTATTTTCGTCATTATCTACATAGTTTTATTCCATAACTAATACACCTAATAAAGGTTTCATTACATTTGCATCCAATCCATATTCTTTTATATCTTCTAACTGTATAGGATATAATGTAACTTCTACATCTTCTTCAAGAGTCTTTGTCCAACTATCATTAGCTTGAGTCATATTATCACCAAACTCAATTTGATTTTGTTCATTTCTTATAGCGTTTCCCTGCTCATCTTTTGTTGCAAGTTCTTCAACTAATACTCTATGCTTATCATTGATTGCATTTACTGTTGGGGAAATACTATCAAGATTCTTAGTAAGAGTATGCCATACTCTTGTTTCTTTACTATTTAGATAAGCCAACCCTTGGCTAATCGTTAACAAGTCCTTTCCTTTCATTTTAGAAGTACTTGATTCCACATTAAGTGTTTTTACTGTTGTCATGTTTTTGTTTTTAAAATTAATACTAATTGTTTATTATTTAACTACTTGGTCGGATAACTATATATAGAGATCCTGGAACTCCTGCTTCAGTATTCGTACCATCTGTTACCATAGGCCCTTGAAATCCTGCTGCATTACCTGCTCCTGGTTCTAATGATATTGTATAGTCTCCTACCTTTAACATTGCAAAATCAGTCGTAGTATCACCTGTTCCGCATACTACCATATCAACAACTCCTATGTTGTTCATATTCGTTATCACTTTGTTCATATTTTTCGTAGTTACAAACTTTTGAAAAAATGAAGCTCCTAGTGACTTCACCTTCGATAGAAGGTTAACATCTGTTTTTATTATTGGTGCTGCCATTATATTATTCTTTTAATTTTATTAATAAATTTTTTTATTTTACCTTTTTTCCTCCAATACTCTTAGGCTTCTTCATACCTCATATTCCTCGTCACATCCCAATAGCATTTACTTTTCTTTCTAAACATTCTGCAAATATATAAAAACTTTTTCTATCATTAGCAATCTGATAGATATTCTTTCCATAAATCATATAACATCTCTGATGTTAAATCTGTTATTACATAATCTGGTATATGGAAAGACATACCATAATTACTTAATGAACCTCCTTTATATCCTGTTGTTAAGCTTGGATCTCCTCCTCCTAATGTTCCCATATACTGATTTGGTATAGCAGAATCTGTAACAGCCCAACACTGATGTCCATATACTAATGGTATAGGAATATAATGTGCACACGAAATATGTCCTAAACTATCAACCGTACCTTCTTTACCTCCTATAGCTTGATATAAATGATAACGAAAATCTCTCCTTGCATCAGCCATAGAAGATGATGGTGTTACATCTGAACCAGCATATATCATTGTTTTAGGTTTTGCATCCCATTGAGCTGCATTAGCAACGCCATTAACATCCCATCCAAATTCATGCAACGACATATAATTAGTATAATCAGTTTTCCAAAGTGTAGTCAATACTCCTCCTGGACCTAATCCATAATACCATTGAGTTGATGGTGCGCCATTCCATAATGGAGCTCCACAAACACCTATAGGATTTGTCCAATTATTAGGTGAAGGTACAGATCCAGAAATAAAGTTAGCCTCATAATATCCAATAGCACTTTCATCTTGGAAAATAATAACAATAGCATCTTTATCTCCTCCTTCAAATTCATGATACGGATCACTCGAACCTGGTGCCCAACCATTCACGGTATCTGCCCAAGGATCTACTTGATTAAATCCATCATTATATGAAGGATCTCCTGGTAATATTTGTATTTGACGCATTAATGAACCATGAAGAGTTTCATCCCATGCAGGTGAATTACAACTCATTGGAAGTCCCCCAATTCCATCTACTTGTGTAGAACCAAATATACATCTTTGTGGATTAGGTAATGTACCTCCTGTGAATGGATTAGGTGCTGCTCCATTAGCTCCTGCGTTTCCACTTAATGGATACTGAGCCCACATTAACCATTGTTCATGTGATTCTGTTGGGCCTGGAACCGCCATTGCGCTACCATTATAATCATTACAGGTACCGCTGAGGTGTTGATTCCATGATCCTAATAATATATATAAATGACCAGCATAAGAAGGAAATTCACTTTTTATTTGTTGAAAAGCTGGTACTATTACATCCGTTTTAAAAATAGATAGTTGTTGTAATCTATTTGTTGTTGGACCAGCAAAAGTTGAAGACATATCAAATACAATATAAATATTTGAATTACCAAAACAACTAGTATCACAATTAGTTTCTTGCTCTGTTAATCCATAAGGTAAATTACAATCATCGCAGACATCTGCTATTTTTTCAAATAACGCTTTCATTTCTATTTCATTAAAACAATTTACACATAAACCTTCAAATGTTCCTGGTTCAGGTGTTTCACATGCACAGACTGCTATACAATCTGCTAATGCAGTAGCTCCAGTATATTGACCTAAACCTGTACCAGGATTATAACATCCTACTCCAGGACATTGACAATCATATGTTATTGGTTGTGCTGGACAAAGTGGATCAAGTATACATCCAGTACAATTTTGACATGCTAATAATCCTCCATTACTACTATTCCATGTTCCAGTTCCATCTCCTGGATCACTACATGCTCCTGTAGTATGATCACAATTCCATGATTCTATATAACAGTCAACACAATTTGTAGCTACACAAGCATTACAATCTGCTAAAGCTGTTCCTGGATTATTAAAAGTACCTGATCCGGTTGTATTAAGTACACAAGTATACGAAGGTATAGATGAATTAAGAATACAGTCATAAGTATCGGGAATAGCACTACAACAAGTACCAACAGCTGCCATACAAGCAGCCAGAGTTGGATGAAAGCCAGGACCTGTTCCAGCAGGAACTGCTTGACAAGAACACGATGGAGATGTTCCAATACATTCATATTCGTAAGTGGGACAACATGTTGGAACATTAACATGCATAGTAGCACAATCTAGATATCCTCCTGATCCTAATATAGTCTCACAACAATTAGGTTCAGCTGGATTACATATATAAGTAACAAGAGGACCTCCAAGACATAAAGTACAACTAGGATAAACAGCAGTAACCATAGCTATCAGACAGATATTGTTAGTACAATTAATTATATCATCACATTCAACAATCCAACATTCTGAACGACCATCAACCTTTACTATATCTCCATTGTTTGCAGCATTATATATAGCTGCATTTGGACATATATTATGAAGTACATGATTAGGATCAGTACAATCTGTTAACTTATAACAGTGACAAAAACTATAACAATCATCACAATGTTGAACAGGAGGATTATAAGTTACAGCTCCTACTGGGATACAACCTCCTGTTCCGCATGGATCGGGACAAGCTTGTACATTATAACAGTCATTAGCTATTAATGGAGCTGGTGGAGTTCCTGTTAATTGTACTACTTGACCTACTAATGTACTTAAATTATTTGAAACTGTTGTACATGGAATTGTACACCAACAATTCTGCCCATTGATTCCTAGCCTCCCATCAGCAGCAATAAAATTTACATTAGTTATCATATCATAAGCATCATCTCCTGCAATGGCATATGGACCAGATGGACCAGGTGCTGCAATAAGATCTGCTAGGGCAACACTCCAAGTAGTATAAACAGTTGTTGGCATTCCAGGTAATGGACCCAGAGTATTATTATCATAAATCTGAAATTGTGTCCACGCGTAGACATATAACCCCGCATCAAAACAGATACCTGACGCACCACTAAGTGAATAATATTTATAACTAGCTACAGGATTCGCGAAAATTCCATTTGCAGGATCAGTATAATATACAAAAGCTGGAAATGAACCTATATTAGGAAATGGTATTTGTGTAAATGCCGCACAATTATTAGTAGCACTTGGTAGATTATTACAAGGACATAAATCATAACAAGCTGTATTCCAACTACAACAATCATTACAATCATAAAATGTATTAACTATTGTTATTGTAACTACTCCACTTGCTGGACATCCTTGTGCTCCACCAACACAATCAATTTTCCAACAAACTCCTGGATATGCTGCTATTTCAATGTATGGACCATTTCCTAAAGTTCCATTACAATAATCAGTTAAATCAACATCTGTCCATATCCATGCTGGAGCCCCTGGAATTGTATTACATTGACACAATTCTATTAGCCAACACAAATTTGCACCAGTAGTACAATTACTACATACTCCATTTGGATCTCCTACACTAAAAGTAACAGGAGTTGTAAAAGTTGTAACTGGACATGGATTCTCATAATCTACTTCCCAACATCTTAAACCCGCAGCATCTCCTGGATCCCACTCTATTACTCCACCTACATAAGGTGCTACACTTAGATCTTGTGTATAATGTACCATGTGTACACATCCTAAACATGTACCATCTTCACATCCATAATTTGGATCAGAGTTTCCAAAAACTCCACAAAGACCTCTTCTTTCATATATTCCTTCTGGGCCTAATAATCCAGTTGGCGCAAAAGTCGCAAATGCTTGAGACATTGGAGTAGGATATCCCATTAACGCATCGTTATTCATGTCAAAACAACCTGCTGGATTGCATCCAGGTTTCATTTGGTAACATGGACATCCACATGATCCAGTCCCTGAACCCGGAGGATTATCATGACAAGATGCTGGGGATCCCGATTTCGGGAAAAAATCATGACCTAAACCAAATACATGTAACAATTCATGTAGTCCGATCAGTACAATCTCAAAACTATTAGCTACCACAGCATCTAATTGTTTTCTCCAATTTTCATTACTATCAAAATGTATAACAGAAGTCCATGGTAAAGATCTAATAGTCGATATAGATCCATTACGACTAACAACATCACCATTCATAGCTGGCCATGCATATGCTATATTACCTAGTTGAGCTCCTTGAGCCCATCCTCCACAATCAGGAGTAGTAGGACCATATGCAAGTCGAATATCTCCAATATTTGTACAACCATTACTATCTGTATATACTCCTGAAACACCTACATTCATTTGTGTTGTAACTGGATTTAATGTTGTAGCGCCTCCTCCTTCCGATCCTAAATCTGTAAAGTTTACTGTCAGATCTGCTCCATATCCACAAGTAGTATTAAACATACCCTCTAAAGTAGTTTTTAGTTCTGTAAACACAACTCCCATTTCAGTTTGCCATTGAGCAAATGTAATTGGATAAGTTTTTGTATAAGACGCACATAAATCATTATTACCATTAATATTACCACCAACTCCATTTTCCATTAATATACTAGTTGGACCAGGATTAGCATTGATACTTAATAGTGTTCCTGCTTTAATAAAACTATAAGTAAAAGCTATAGTTTGATTAGTTCCTGGAGTAAGTGATGTTCCTAATGCTGCAACTGCATCTTTAAGATCTGTCCATCGATGTGTAACATTACTATAACAAGTAGGAGTCCAACTCTTTCCATAGGTCACCATATTCGGAGGCATAGTAGCAATATTATCTACTGCACATGCATTATAAAGCGCTCCTGCTGTACAATCACATTCTGTTAATTCATAACAATCTGCAACAGGACTTAAGCATATTGGATCCTGACAACTTGGTACTGTAGCAGTTACAGTTTCTGCAGTAATATTTATTGGATCACATGGACATGGAGTATTTAACCAAAATGGAAACCAATTACCCATTCTTCTAGCTCCAACTCCATAAGGATTTGCATTAGGAGGATTTGTCGACGGTATTTGAGCCTGGAAATTACCACTAACAATAGAATCATTTAGATGATCTAATACTAATATAGTATTCTCAGCTCCAAGAGCAAATCCACCAATACCTTTTTGCCAAGCTGTATTTGGAAAACTTTGGTCATTAATGTATGCTACAAACAACCTTCCATCTGGAGATAAAGTAAAATCTTGCATAACAGCTCCTGTTTCACCAGATTGTTGACACCAACCATCTCCAAAGCCGTTCGTGCATCGTGTTGGATTATTCGTTACTGCACTTTCTACCCATCCTGAAGTTGCTCCACTTGTTGATCCATCATCAGGAAAAAACCATAGCATGTTTTGAGACGTATATGTAGGACCAAATACATTACTAGGTAAATCAACACCTATTCTATAAATATCAAACTTATAAATATAAGCTGAATTTTTATCTCTAGCTGAGTCTGAATGCATACCATGTCCAGTAAAAAACATCTCTCCACTTGAAGAAAATGCACAACAATAATCAGCATCAGGTGCATTGCCACCACTAAAACCCCAATTAGCTGCTAAAATATAATTATACATTAAACCTGTAGTAGACCCAGGACCAAATGTCCATCCATATGGACCATTACATATCCCTGTAGTCATATCTCTTGAATAAACTTGTGCTTTTAAAATCTTTGAAGTAAGACCATATGGATTTGGAGCGGTAAGTAAATACATTCTTACTACCAGATATCTATTACATGGACTAACAAGTAATTCTCCAGTTCCTCTTTCTTGCTTAGTACGTGTTGGTGTTCCAGAACTAGTTCCATAATCTAATGCATAAAAAGGAACACTTATTCCAGCATTACTAAACTTAACTCCTCTTACATAATTATTCGCCCAATCAGTTGGAGTAGTCATTGCAGCCATATCATATAAATACCAATGAGGTGATGCACCAATAGAAGTAGTTGTTACTGTCATAAATTCACATGAATTAGTATGTAAAACAGTATTCGCTGATGCAACTAATACTTCTCCGGCACCACCATTTAAAGTCATATCAATTATACTATATGATATTGGGCCATTATCACAAGTATTATAAATAACATAATATTGATGCCATACATTTCCTGTTTTAGCACCTGCTTCATTAGGGATAACAACACATTGTTGTGCTGCATACATTCGACCTTGATATCCAGTATGTCCTAATGCATTTCCTGCATTACCAAGAAATGGGGCTCCACCCACAAGAGTCATTAAAGTATGTGTTCTATCATATATATATCTACCATCTGAATAAAACATTAAATCTCCCGCTGCAAAAGTATGTCCTCCAATAGTTTGAGCTTCTTGAATACAATGCACCATACTTTGTCTAAACGTATAATTAGTAGGTCCTGCATTATATAAAGTCATATCTGATTGACCACTATAATCTGGCATAGGAGTACCAGTTCTAAAATCAATTCCTAAATGATCTCCATAAAACCATTGTATACCATGTATAGAATTTGCACTATCACATACACGCCAACAACCTGCTCTTCCTGCTAATGTAACAACATCAGTTCCAATAACAAGTCCTTGAGCTCCAGTTACTGTAAGAGTTTGAGTTGTATCATCACATCTCTCTAATAATGCACAAAGAGGAGGACAAGGAGCAGTTCCTGCAGAAGCTTCACATGTAATACAATCACCAAAATTACCACTTCCAACTGTAGCTGTATTAATTGCAGTAATATCAATAGCTGGAATATAATTATTACATAAAGGACCTCCAGGATCTGCAGATACAGTCCAACATCCGCTATATATAGTAGCTCCTATTGTTATATCTGCTTCAACAACAGATCCTATATCTGCTACTGTAATACCACTTACAACATCTACAATTTGATTTGCGACGTATGAAGGACCACAACAATGCTCTACTTGCACACATGTTCTACCTGAAAGATTACAAGCAGTACAATCTGCAAAAGGTAAAATAAGAACAGCTATAGGATACACTAAATTAGTAGGTCCTAACATTGAATCTACTAGCCAACAATCTGTATATGGAATTCCTCCAATATTTAGAGTTAGTCCATTAACTGCTCCTATATATGGCCAAAGAGTTGGAGAAGTATGATAATCTACATAAACAATATTTGTAGCATCCGTACAATCAATTAATTTTAAATAAAAATGACAATCACTACATAAGGACGCACTACTAAGAATACTTACTGTAGCTTCACCTCCAGCAGGACCCGTAGGATTAACTGAAACTTCTCTGCAGAAATTCTCTCCTGTTAATCGTACAACCATTCCTACATAACCTCCAATTCCTGGAGTTCCACTTGGTGTTGCTGTATCATCAGTATACAGAATATCAGCAGGATTAAGACAATTTACTAATTGATAATAAAGTACTGGAAGTGCTATACAATCTGAACAAGTACCAAAAGTAGGCAAGACTACTGTAAATGCTACAGGTGCAAAACAATTTACAGAATGTTCTACCTCATAACATTGTCCAGTAGCATTCTGTACTATTAATCCTATATAAGCACTTAAATTACTTTGGCTATAAGTAACAGCACTTGTTGTACAGTCTGTTAATTTATAACAACAAACATCAGGAGCTCCGGTATAACATAATGTACAACTAGCATAAGAAACAAGTGTATGAGCAATAGGAGTTGGCCACATAGCACATGTATCTCTATAAGCTAATCCTGATGCTGTTCTATTTTCCCAATCTGTAGTTCCAGTAGCTGGATTTATTAAATATAAAGGACCTGTTACAAGAGTACCTGCTAAACTACAAGTATATAATTTTATATGGTTTACAAGAGGATTCGAAGTTGGTTCATTAACAAGAATCTGTAAAGTAGTAGTTAAATCTTTTTTATTCTCAATACCTATTACAACATCAGTTGCATTTAAGGATAAAGTAATAGTTAAATCAAATGGGCCTGAAATGACTGTATGAAGAGCAGAATCAATTTCATAAAGAGAATTACCTCCTCCAGTACCAGCAGCACCACCTATTATAAAATAATCCATAGTTGTATGATGAACTGTTAAATCAGCATCTCCCGCATCTATCGTCGGATCAGTCCAAGTAGTCACAGGAGTTATTGTACCTGCTAGATCTATAGTTACTATTTGCCATGTAGTTAGTCCTGCTAGAAATTCAGCAGAAACTAATCGGTTCTGCATATCAAAATCCATTGATGTTGAAACTGTTGTCCCTCCAATATAAAGAAAATTAGAAGGTCCATATGGATTAGACCATCCTAACATAGATCCATCAGATTGAACCATATTCCCATGTTTATCAAACGCTAAATCTACATTAACTCCTGGAATCATACCTTGACTTACCACAGTACATACACCTGTACTTTCATCTATTCGATATGCATTTCCTGTTCCTACACTCATAAATAATGCTGGATCATTATCAAATACCGTAGTACATTTATTACTAGTTGTTTGTTCATGATAAACATCTCCTGCTACTAAAGTCAAATCACTATCGACTCCAACAACCTCCAAAGGAGCATATCCTGATTCATAACTACAACAAGTAATTAATAATTTACAGTCTATAGTTGGCAAACAATTTTTACAATCATCATAAGAAGCAACAAAATCTAAAGAAGTACATAAATCAGCCCACTCCGGCCCCCAGCTGTACGACCAGTCCACACATTCAAAACATCCCATTAGTTGAAGAACTGTTGGAGGAGGTCCTCCTAAATCAGATTCCCACGTCCATACACTATTAGATGAACATAAAGTATCTATAGGAGCCCAATCCGTTGAAGTTACTTTCAAAGGAACTTGCCAAGCAGCCATATCAAGTACTCCAACACTTTTTACATCTATCGCAATAGGAAGTCCACTTGATAAATACGTAAGTAGTTGTGGATTACTAAGTGCGCCTGTAAGCCAATCACAATCATATCTAGTATCTTTAGTATAAGCATAAAGATACAAAATTCCAGTGGCTGGATCACCGCCTAATTGAAAATCTATTAAATCGTTAGTTTCTCCTACAGCTGCACAAACATCTCCTTGATCTACCCATACCCCAGCACCACCACCAGCAGGTAGCCAAGGATTCAAATGCCATATATGTTTTCCAGCAATTACTTTTGCTATGGACTGAGCTGGAACTATAAGAACGTCCATTACAACTAATCCTGTAGGAGGATCAGCGGGAGTAAATTTTTCACCTGCTGTTAATCCTGCTCCAGTAGCAACAGTGGCAGCGCCTGGGAATGCGCTATAATCTATATTTGCTATTGCAAATTGTCCTACTACATTTGTTTCTCCAAGTGCATAATGAGTTGTACACGTGAGAGGACTAAAACCTCCGGTAGGATTCACTGACCCATCTGTTTTATAAATAGCAAAAGCTCTAAAATCTGCGGTACCACTTCCCCACCAAGCATCAACAGTTATAGCTTGTCCAATAGGAGCTGAAATTGCCCAATAATTAAATCTATGTAAACAATAGTTGCCACTACCTGCGTCACAAAAGAATATATGATATCCATTATACGAATCAACTTTCAGAGAGAGAATACTATTACCTACTCCACATCCAATGCAAGCAGCAGGTGTTATTGAAGTTAGGAGTGTATTTATCGCAAGTGTCCCTGCAGCCATCTCTATCTCATATATAGTATCATTATCATCACATATAAAAGCTACGGTATTCTCACATGGTTTTACATAGTAAGTATTACCAAGAGTACCTACTCCACATGCATTTATATTTGGCAATCCTTTACTAATTGTTCTTGTACCTACCACAGTTATATCTAGATAATTTTCAGTCCACACAGGTATAGTAGCAGTAGGATCATCTATATTATCAAGTACACTTATAAAATCACCAGAATAATATTCTGGATAATCTACAGGATAAGCAGAATATGCACCTGCTGAAATAATATAAGGAGGAGCAGTAATAAACATTCTATCATTAAATGGATCTCTAACCATAGAAAGAATTTGTCTTTTCGTCGCTCCAGTTGCATCATAAAGACTTGTTGATATACTTCCTCCAGCTCCAAAAGTATTTACTGCATCTATTATATACCAATTAATCTCAATTTTACTATTTAGCACATTAAAATTAGGAACATAAAGATAAGAAGTAGCAGATGTACCCACTCTATCCCATTCCACATCATATGCTTTTATCCTAGGAGGAACTCCTGCAGCAGCAGGTACAGCACCATAATCCTTAATAGATATAACTGTAGAATTGTAATCTGTAAGAATACCTGTTGTTGGATCAAGAGTGTATACACATAGAAGAGCTGAAGTTTGAGGATGTGCTCCTGTCCCTACCTCAGCTTGATAAACTGTTGCTACTTTTGTATTATCTCCATTAATTTTTACACAACTATTAAGTTCAGAAGATTCATTAGGATTATTATATGTGGGACCAATAGCTGACCATATAGGAATGGCAGCAGGATCTGGACCATTTCCCCAAGTCCCTCCTCCAGCAGCAGTTAGAAGCCAAGTCATCCAGTTTTGAGTAGCAATATGTGCTTGATGCGAAATTATTCCTACCCCAGTTTCAACACCTAAAGTCTCCATACACCATCCCGTCATTCTATCATCTACACCATTCGCATTACTTTCTAATAGATGGCCTATAGCTGGATCTACTTCTCCTAATCCACCATTTCGACTCATATCTACTACGGAAACCGAAATTCCTCCAGTACCTGGTAAATTTGTAAATACCCAAAAAACTTCATTATTTAATCCTTGTGCTCCATTTAAAGTAGTTGGTGCTCTTGCTACAAAAACACATTGAGCTTTTAGATTACCTCCAACTCCCAATCCTGTTGGAGCAGCTGGACATCCTAACATAAGAGCATGAGTTGAATCCCAAATTTGATGTCCATCAGTATAAAAGAGAATATCACCATCATTATATGTGATAGCTCCATATGTTCTAGTTCCGCCAGGAGTTGCAGTATTACAAGTAATAACAGCACTACCAGAAGGTGTAAACATACTAGGTGTAGCAGAAAGATTAGCTACAGTAGGAGTTAAATCATGTCCTACATTATTTCCATATATAAATTTTTGATAATCTCTTGGTTTCATTTTATTTTAAATTTCTTGTTTTCTATGGCATTCTAATTTTACCCAATGCTGATTTTCATGAAACCCAGTATTTACAAGATTTGGATCTGCAACACTAATATAAAATTTTCCTTGACCACTTTGATCTAATCCAGGTCCTCCTCCCATAAATTGAACTATATCACCCCATCCATATATAAGAGTAGCATCAAAAATAAGACTTCCTCTTGCTTCCCAGGCTTGTTTAACATTACCACATACACTCCATCCCATAGGACCTATACCATTTAATCCTCCAACACATGGCATTTGAAATCCAACTGGACTACTGCATACTCCAGTTGGAGGTATTAAAGGATTAATTCCTTGCCATCTAAAATATAAAAATTCTCCTGGAGCAGCATTTGGTCTTGTAATTACTTTTACTACATCTCCATAATTATAAGTAGTAGTACTATTCCAATAATTTTCTCCATCATTTACCCATTCTATATGGCAAGTACAAGGAAGTACATCATAACATTCAATCATCTCAATATATGCTCCTAGTAATTTTAAATTACATAATTCATCTTTACATTCTTTTCCAGCACGTTGTTTATCAACTAATTCTGCTGCTTTAGTTGCAAAACAACATTTAAACTTATTAAGTCTATATTTTAAATCTTCTGCTGTTATCTGATCTAATGCCATTACAGTTTAATAATATATGCTAAAGTATAATATTCAGGTAATATAGGAAATGCAACGCCTTGTGGAAAAGTTAATCCAGCAGCCGTTCCATCGCCTGTATTTCCAGATAATACCGTAGTTACTATATGAGTATGAGTATAAGAATCTGTATTACAACCTCCTCCTAGTGGGGATCCCATTGTTCTAGTTCCTCCTCTCCCAAATTCAGCATCTCTATATGCACCTACTGATGTACCAGAATCTCTTAACCATACATTATGACAATGAGTATCTGAAGTAATTGTAGGAACGACTGTAAAACTTCCTATATCATGAGTATGTGCAGGAATATTAGCTAACCCCAAATTTACACTAAGTGCTCCCCCTGAAGCCATAATACCTCCAAAATTAGGATCACCTGCTAAATAAGAAGCAATAAAACGTCCTCTTAAATCAGGTTGTGAGTTAGTTCCATCGGCTAATTGCCAGCCAATAGGAATATTAGGTATGGTTCCTGACCACATAACAATTATACCTGAGGGAATAGTTGCTCCTCCATTATTAACTATAGTATCTATAAGATTTCCTATATTAAGAACTGTATTACATGGAGTTGGAGTAGGTCCCGTAGTAACAATTATATCTCCAATAGTATTACCATCAGTACCATCAGAGATATACATATCTACTAAAGTACAACCATCGGTACCATCGGTACCATTTTGTCCATTTACCCCGTTTACTCCGGGAAGTCCCATTGGCCCAGCAGGGCCTTGGGGTCCTGTATCTCCTACAGGAATATCACAACTATTAGCTTCTGCACATGTTGTACAGTCGCATGCACATAGTTGAGGATTTAAACATCCATTACTACAATTTTCACATGCCATTATTTACTCTTTTTAAGAGGTACATGATGCACATGTACCTTTATAATTACATAACTTAGTTACTTGTGTTGCCATTTTATTTGCTTTGGTAACACTTCCACACGAATAAGCATATAACATAGCTTTATAAAGAGTATAAGCCTCTAACGCATTACTTTTATCTTCACCACAGGGACAATCATCACACATATCTAAATTTGCAAGCATTTTATGTACACAACATTTAATAACACTTGATACTAATCCATAATGTCTAACAGAAATTAAGAATCCACCTGTTGTTCCATCATTAAGTAATACTCTATATTCAAATTGATATACCCCTTGTATTATAGTCTCCCCTTGAGTTCCTCCAAAAAATCCCATATGAATATTAAAGGACCCATTTAAATCATTGGGTAACGCGGGTGTAAGATCTGACATTGATAAAACATAAGTCGTTCCGTTAGGTATTGTTACTAAAATTTCTACATCAAGCACATCTGTTAATTGATAATTAGGAGCTCCCCATCCTCCACTATTAAAAGTACTATATGCTCCTGTAGTTTCTGTAAATACTATGCTTTTATTATCGCATGCTTCATGTACTTTAAATTTTACTTTTGTTATTCCAGGCATTATATCTTTTTTAAGCTACTATATACTTTTTAATTACATAGATATAGAAGGGATTTCTCCCTTCTATATTATGTATTACTTCTGAATTATACTATGTAACAAACTGTTACTTTAGTAACTCCTGCATCATGAACACCAGTCGTTGTAAGACCGATAGCTCCGGATAAAGACGCAGTTAAACCATCTGCTTGAAGTGCTACAGTAGCTTCACCTACTGCATCATACTGAGCAAAAGCTATAGTTGCCATTGCATTAGTGCCACCTACGGTAACTCTAATATTAGCACCTGTTGTTGGTGCTATTGCTCCACACATAGTAGCGATAGATACAATCTGTGCTCCTGTTGGAACCAAAATTGTACTGTCATAAGAACCCGCTGCTGTTGCATCCCAGATAAAATTAGCTGTAGCACAATGAAACTCTCTGTTTTTTCCCCCTGAAGGGATTGTTGGATTTGCCATTATCTTTTATTTTTTAAATTAAACATTCATTTTATAGTGCTAGTGCTAAGAAATTACCAGCCGTGGAATTCATCCATGGGTTAATTTCATTTTCAAAAGCTAACTGTTGACCCGCTCCACCGTTCGGTATTGCTACTAAAGTCATTTCTGGACTATATCCATCTTTATTCAAATTACCAGTTGCATGCTTATCTGAATATGTAATTGAATATACATCGTAAAAAGTTCCTACTACCGCATATACTGGATATGGAGGTACTGGGAATTGCATCAAGTTAGTTATACCACTATAACCAACAGCTGCTCTTTCTAAGTCAGAAACATGTGGGAAAGTACCAGATCCATAATTCGGAAATGGTTGATTAACAGCTAATGTGGTTGTACCACCATCATTAAATCCACCATCCATAGCTACTTTCCAAGTTACTTGTTCGTAACCATCAATTATAGCATAAGTTTGAGCTAGTCCTGTAATATGTATTCCATTATTAAGACCAGCTGCTACAACCGCTGCAACAACTAATGTAGCCGCTACTGGGTCAGCATTTATTAATGCAACAAACGCTGCAGCAATTTCTGCTTGTGTAGCTGTTGAATCTGAAGTATAATAGAATCTTCGAACTAATTGTCTTTCTGAACCTATAACTTTATCATAATAGAATACTAAAGTTAATACGTATTCTGTTGAGTTTACTAAATTGATAGAACCTGCAGCCGCTACTGCATCATATCCTACATAGGATTCTTGTTGTACAGCTGCTGCGAATGAAGTTCCTTCCCATTTTTCAACTTGTGCTCCTTGAATCTTTGATGAAAAGCGCGGAGCTGCACCTGTTCCTTGCACTACATAAATGTAATCGCTATCTGATACTGTTTCACCTGGTACCATAATAGTCATATCACTTTTTACGCATGCAATCTCACCATTTGCTAGTGTGCCTACTGTTAAAGCAGGTGTTCTAGCAATGTTTGTCCCGATAAGGATCTTATAATTTTCTTGTCTTGCCATTACTTAATGTTTTTAAAATTAATAAATTACTTTACTCTTGTGTCATTTCCGCAATCATATGACTTTGGAACCTTGGACTAGCTATATTCTCTAACGCTAGTGTAACTGCTCCTTCACAAATCTCTTGATGAGTATGAATTGCTAATTCACAATCAGCTCCTGGCGAATTGATTATATCTAATCTTCTTGGTTCTCTCACATATCTCAGAAAATAACGATTTATTGTAAAACTTCCATCAGTTAATAACTCAGCCCATTGCCCATGCATTAATCGTAGAACTACATCTTTTGTAGGTCCATTAAATGGATCATAAATAAGTTTATTATAATCCTCATGAGATGTGGCATAGACTCCTGTTCTTTCATCTACCCAACTGCCATTGCAGTTTTCATAACGAATTTCACATTCTTCGTTAATGGCGAACCAATAAATGTTCGGACCTCCTGCAGTACCATTTGGTAAATCAAATAATATACCGCCTGGTTTAACAGGAGTTTGAATCGCAGATGGAATCAAAGTTGTCTCAGTTATAATTGTTCTCAGATCATCAGTTCTCTTTTGAGTTTCCTCAAGAGATTCTTTCTTAGGATCATGAGAGTATCTCTGTTTTACAAAACGATCTTGAGACTTATTTAGCCACAGATCGATCTCTTCCGGTTCAAAGTTAGGGTAGTTAAGACTATCTGTCTTATCTAACCCTACCTTGAATTCTATATGCATTTCCGCTAATGTCATTACTTTTTAGAAGCTTTTAGTTTTGACTTTAACGATAATACTATATCCTGGTTTTTTGGATCTTTTAGATAAACTAATGCCGATTCTAAATCATGTCCAATAGGACTATCTCCAAAAAGATAGTGCCCACCTCTAAGTCTAATCGTATTAATATCCATAAGATCATTTATAAATACTCTAAGTTTGAAATCTGGAAGATCTAAAGTTTCATTAAATTCAGCTGGATTTTCATCAAGAAGATCTGCCAGTGTATTTTCCACTAAAGTTTCAGAAGCATTAGCTGCTTTCTTTCCCATTAATTTTAATACATTGCGCATTTCTGATGAAGTCATTGAATTAAATTTCTTATAAGCTTTCCGTTTCTCTTTAATTTTTAGATTGTCCTTTTTAGCATCTTCTTCTGCATTATATAATACATATTCTGCTTTAGGCCAATCCATCAAATTATTTACAGAGTTAGCTACACGATTACTTGCCATTAAAATTTTATAATCAATAAAATCTCTTGGTCTTTCTAATACTAAGGTTTTATCCTTATCATTTAGAATAACTGTGTAGTCTTTCCAATACTCTGAATATTTACCTAACATTCCCGGCTTCATTTGTAATTCTTTTTCAAGTTTCACTTCTTCCTTATCTGTAAGACCGGTTTGATAGCCCCCTCTTCCGAGAGAAGCTATAACCGTATCTTTACATTTTGGAAATCTATGAAATCCTGACCAAGTTTGTCTTTTTAAAGCCCTTAAAATTACTTTATCTTGCATAATTAAATTTTAATTATTATTATTACTATTAACTATTTGGTGCTACTTTAGTACAAATCAATTCACCACAAGCCATAGGATTTTTAATCATAATACCACACTCAGTTAACATATGAACTGAATAACCATCAAGATTATCCGATCTCATTGTATTAACTGATTTAGCTGTATTTCCAAATGGATCTACAGAACCAGCAGTATGCCACATCATATCCTTAGAATTTTTCTTATGAACAGCAGAAATGTTTGATTCTCCACCGGCCATACCAAAGTCAAGGAATGTAAATCTGTAAGACTCGATAGGTCTTCCAGAATCAGCATGTAGTTGTCTGTTAATTACAGTATTATCATATAATGGTAAATGTTTAAGAGTAATCTTAGTACCATTTAATCCTAGGTAAGTTTTAAACTGACCTCCTAAAGATAGATTTTGCCCGCTACCAGTGATAAATGTTGAATCTACAAGAGTCCAGTTAGACGCTGCTGTTTTCATAGCTCTATCGAATTCTGCGAATCCGTATTCACCTGTAAACGCAACAAACTGTCTTGAAGATTCTGGTATTACATTATAAGAAAGATCAATTAAGAAATCTCTTACAATACCCTCAGTTAAATCTGTATAAAATCTACGATTTGCTGGAGCGATTTGTTGTCTAATTCCAGCACCTTCATAAACTGGAAGACCATTGTCACCTAACATACTTGTAACACCTTGGGCGTTAGCAGAGAATGTAGAATACCAATACGATCTTTCAACTTCTCGATACCACTGAGCCATAGCTTCCCATTCCGCAAACCTAGTCCACACTGTGGTCTTTTTGCTTGGGTTAGCTGGGTCAGATAGTTGTATAACAAGAGCATCTGTTGCTGCACTTCTTGTTACTGTGTACGACTTTCTTAAAGTCGATAAATGATTTCTCATTTTAAAAGGAGCACTAAAAGTAGTGTTACCTCCTGTAGAAAATTCTGGTACGGTAGTATACTCTTTCGAGAACTCACTACCTGCGTCGATCAATGTAAGAGGCATAAATACAGTTGGATCTGGTGTGGTTAACCTTACGGTATATACCCAATCAGAACCATCAAAATATGGATCTTCCATTACTCTAACTCTAAAGTCACGATCATCAGCTACCAAAACATCTTGATTCGCAAACCACTTTTCTTTGAACGTAATCCTGAAAGTAGTTCCGTTTTGACCAGGGTAAATCCCCCCGTCTCCTAAGTTACCGCTCACTGGAATTGCCTTCTCATCATCACCTTGTAAATGCCAATCATATTCTCTATTACCAAGTTCTTTGTCCCTACCCATTCCACTAGTTAAATATTGGATAGGATTAGAACCTTGCATTCCGAAGATACGAGTCACTAATGTACTCATAACTTCTGGCTCAGTTAAATATGCTGACGAAAGATGATTTTGTTGGGTTAATCCAGAGTGCCACTTAGTTCTATATAATTGCAATCCGTTTATAGCCATTCACTTTTCTTTTTAATTATTATTAAATTAGTTTATTTAAGTGCGTTTTCAAATAAGCTGAAATCAATATCAGAACTACTCGCTGTAGTTCGAGCTTTACTTTTTAGTCTCTTGGTAGAGACATTGCCAGCTCTTTCTAAATTAGCGCGTAATGATGATGTTGCTTTAGTTCTAGCCTTCTTCTCAACTTTTGAAAAATCGAACTTATTGTAATATAACCAAGCCATCTTCAGTTGAGAATCTTTATCAGCTTCAGAATCTGAAACTAATCGAGTTTTTCCTGTCTTTCTGTCGACCTTTGTTATATAATTGTAGAAATCCTTTTGTTGTTTTTTAGCGACAGGGAATCCAGCAATTTCTTCTCTGGATTCAATGTCCTCCTTAAGACTACTAAGGAAATTATTATACTCTTCTTTCTTTGTTTCATCAACTTTCGCTTGATCAGATAAAAGAGTTTTTCTTTCGTTTACTTGGAGAGTTTTTAACTTAGTCAATGCTCTAGCAGCTCTCTTTTCAATTAATCCTCCATCTACAAAATCTTGAACATCTTGTAGAATTTCCTCCTGAGTATAACCTTCTCTTCGCATTAACTCAGCAACTAATTGTTTTTGTAAATTTTCTTTTCCATTGATTACTTTAGGATCTATTTGGCTAAAATCTACATCGCTTGTAGCTTTAACAAAATTTTGTGGATCCCCACCTTTATCAATATATTCAATAAATTCTTGAGCTAATTGAGGTAAATCTTCTTTATATTGTTTTACTCCTCTTTTAATTTCGCCCTGAATAACCTTTAAAAGACCTTCTTCTGAATCTTCAAAATCTTCATCTTTAAAATCAACTATTCCTTCTTCTTTTAAGTAATTGGCAAGAACTCCCATCTGGGATAATTCTGGAGTATCTTCAGTAACAGTATCTTCTTTTACATCTTTTTTTGTATCTGTTTCACTAACTTCAACTTCTTTATTATATTCTATCTCCAAATTATCAACAGTTAAATCTTCTTTCTTTTCTTTTGTCTTCTTTTCTGTTTTTTCTTTTGGTTCTTTTTTCTCTGGTTGTATTTGACCTTTAGTCATATCGATAACTACACTATTATCATCTGCTTCATCATCTTTAGTTTGATCAACGATTCCTGTATCTGCTCCTAGAATCTCTAAATCATCGTCTGGTAAATCAGTTACTTCTTTTACTTCTAAGTCTTCAGCTGGCATAATATCTGCAGCTAAATTTTTAAATCCCTGTAAAGGATTTTTGGTTTCTTTTTTTGACATGTTATTTTAATTTAATGAGTTTTACAAAAGTATATTTAATTTTTATTACAAAAAAACTTTTTTTTAAAAAAAATTAATTTTTTTTTAATTTATTATAGCGGTTTTACTAATAACGATAAGAAGGATTAGCCGCTTTCCACTGTTCATATCCATAATTTACATTATTCCACTTGGATGTCATATATCCTTTAGGATGCTTATAAGGTGTAGAATTTTCTGCTTTGTATTTCTTTTTGTCCATCATCCATAATACATACTTCTCATTTTCTTCACCTCCTTTAGTATACCAAGTTCTCCATCCTCCTTCTTTTTCTTTCTCTGTTAATTTGGCCCACATCTCATTAAAGTTCCTTGGTCCCATATTATATGCAGAAAATGCTCTAGCTTGTCTTTCAGTTTTATTTGGTGCTGATGCTACATTATCTATATCTGTATATAAATGATCCATATATCTTCTTTGAGCCAAAGAAGAACCAGCCTCGTCTATAATTTTTATAGTTTCCGGAATCCATCCTTTTTCTTTAGCCCATTTAAATGTGCTGGGTAAAAACTGTGCAACTCCCATAGCTCCTCTAGATGAAACTTTAGTTTTATCTCCAGTAGATTCTTTCCAGATTTGAGATAAAAACTGTTCTTCAGTAAAATTAGTATTTTGATAATTATCTAATTGGGAATTAACCAACTGTTCATTCATCGTACGATAAGTTTCATTTCCCCAAGTACTATCAGGAACAATATCAAATCCTTTTCCTATTAAATAATTTTGAGTGCTTCCTATAATTTCTTTATCTTCTTTATTCTCTTGATAATATTTTTTATCAACCCATCCATCTTTATTTACTTTAATAGCTGGATCATCTTCTTGAGTAGATTGTGTTTTAGTAATATCAGATAAACTTAATTTATTTTTAAAATATGCATCTCCCATTTTATCTTGTGGTTCTCCTCCGTTGCCAAAGTCGCGTTGAAATAGATTAAATTTCTTACCCATTATTTACTAGTTGATTTAGGTTTAGCTTTAGCAGCTTTACGTTTTATAGCTTCATTTGCTTTATTCGATCTTTTCTTTTCTTTAAGTTCTTCTTTCTTAAGTCCAAGTTCACTTGCTATTTTAGTTTGATCTATCCTATCTTTTAATCTTTCACTAGCACTTTCAGATTCTCTTCGATCTACATATCCATCATTATTATCATCTGCATCAATCATTCTAGCTTCTGCATTAATTGTAGCAACTTTAATTTTAGTATCAGAATCTAATTGAGCTCTTCCATCTTCTCTATCTTCTTTAACCATTTCTTTTTCAACTTCCATTTGTTGAACTTGTTGTTGAGCTTGCTGTTCTGATTGCTGGGCTTGCTGTTGTTTTTGTTCCATTTCTGCTTGTGAGTTCTCAAGCATTTTCTTAACTTTAGTAATAGACTCAGATTGTAATATACTAGCAACATCTGTAAATGTAACTACTCCTGCTTGAAGAGCAGCTTGAGCTAATTGTTTTAAACTTTCTAATGCTCTATCATCTTTAGAAGAATTAGAAACAAATACTCCATAACTAGAATTTGTAAAATCTTCTGGTTCTATATTTAGAAAAGTTCTAGCCATATCATCACTAACATATTGAATTTTTTTTCCATCCTTATAACTCATTTTAGCCACATCTATAAGAGCTGTTAATACTTTTTTCTTACATTCATTATGAGAATAAAACCAAAATTCAGTTATATGTGAAGATTGAACTACTGCCCGTTCTGTATTTCCTACTAACTCATTTGTTTGGACTTGTCCTTGACGTTGTCTACTTACTCCAGATAATTCACCTAATTCTGTTTTAATCTGATCTAATAATTGAACATGAGTATTTATATAATTACCCATTGATAAATCAATACTTTGAAATTGATTAAAAGGAGCAGCTTGTTGAGATCTATTTCCTTCTTCCCTAGAATTAATAAACATAACTCCTACCGCTTCCAAATAATACATCCATTTAGAAACATCCCATCCTTCTGAAGATGGAATTTGTGCTATATCCATTAGAGCTACTTTTCCTTTAGATTTAGCTATTGCTAATTCAGTTCTATAATAAATAATATTATATAAATATTGAAATGGTTTCATTCTATCAATTAAAGAAATAGATTCAGAATTTCTTTCATTATAAATATATCCTACATATCCTGATTTTACATCACTAGGATTTTCTAAATCTCGTCTTTGATTTATTTTGGGTTTCACATTTACAAAAATAGCTTCACCTATTTTAGTTCCTTCCCAATATTCACTTATCCAATACCATTTTAATTCTACCCCATCAAAATAATGTATCCCTCCCTTTACTTCAGCATACTCTGGTATTTCAAAAATTTCATCTACAATATCTTCTTGTGGAACACCACTCTCATCAGTATAAGAAATTATTCCAATTTTTCTCATAGACTTCCACTCAACTTGAAGAACTCTTATCATTCCATTTCTTCTATATGAACGAATTAAACCTGGATCATATACTCCACTTCCGACAGTATCAAGTCGTTGATAATTTACAATATTAAATTCACTATATGGATAATTAAGACCGTTTCCTTCCATTTTAGTATTATCACCATCAGTTCCTTTTTCTAACTTATCAATCTCGGTTGGAGTTAAGAACTGATAAAATTCATCTAATACTGTAGATAAAGTTAACCATCGTTCTTCAATTACAGCTTGAGAATCTTCTATCCAAGGTGAATCAGGGTCAAGAATAACTCTTATATCTAATGGATTGCATAATCTGACTGTTGGATTTCCAGAAACTTCTCCTACCCAATATATTTCTTCACCAGATATTAATGCATCTTTAAACCCTGCATTAAATTTAAGTTCTAAATCATCCTTTCTTGTTAAATACTCTAAAATATTTTGAGCAGTTATTTCCCTTATATCTTGATAGTCATAATTTATATATTTTTCAATTTGAGCTGGAGTTTTAGGTTTGGCCATTGCTGCTGCATCTGGATCATTAGCTTCTAATTCTTGTTGAGCCTGGGCTTGTTGGGCCTGATCTTCAGCGGGTACAAGAATAGTATATAAATAATCCATTAACATTTCTTTCTTTTTCTCTTCAAGTTGAGAAATAGCATCTGGATCGTGCGAGACTACTTTGAAATTAAATGGACGTTTAATTTCTTCTCCCATAAGTAATTGGATTTTTGGAGAAATAATATCATAATGTTGCATAGTAGCAGGAAATTCAGATTCATTAAACCCAAAAGGATTTAATATATATTGAAAATCATTTTGATCGAGCCTCCCATTAAACAAATCATAGTTAATTTGTTTTTTATAACGAGAAGATCTTCCATTATAATTTATATCTCCATATGTAATCTTTTCTAATTCGTCTATACAAGTCTGTCCCCACTTTTTTCCTTTCTGAGAACGAGATAGTCTTTGCCTAGGAAGATCTCCTAAAATATATGATTCATTTTCCATTACTTCTATTTAATTAACCTACAAAAATATATAAATTATTTTAATAATTATACTAAAATCTTACTTTTCTCTTCTTAAACAATGATGTTCGCCAAAATTTATCTTTTAATCCATAATCAAATTGTGATTCTAAATCAATGTTATAGTTTTCATGAGTGTGTAAAATACATAACATAAATGCTATTGCACGGTCAAAGTTACCATCTTTATCATATGCAATAAGCTCTTTCAAAAGCGGAATAGATAATATAGAGTGTAGGTTTAATTTCTCTCCTTCATCCGTATCTGCTCTCTTTTCTAATAACCAATCTCGTAAATAAAGTTCAGCTTGAATTTTTATAGGTTCACTCATATGAACTCCATAACCTCTTGCTACTGTACTTCTATTTACAATATCT